AATAATTATTAACAGAATCAAGAAAGATCAAATGGTCTATTCTAAACTAAAGTCTAAAAAGGCTTGGATAGAACTTGAAAAAGAAGTTAATAAAAAACTCGAAACAGAGGAAGCACAATCTCTAGCTAATATTGAAAAGAATATTACAGAGATTATAGAGGTTGACAAACAACCTGAATCTAGTGTAGAGTAATATCATATGAACATTTTTGAACTACATGAGAATCCTGGTGTATGTGCAGAAATGCATTGTGATAAACACATTGTCAAGATGCCTATTGAGTATGCTCAGTTATTGAGTACTGCTCATAGGGTTCTTGATGGTACAGAATATATTGGTGAAACTAAGACAGGTCGTAAAGCAAAACGATGGCGACTTGATGACGATAGAGAAGATGTTTTATATAAAGCATCACACGTAAAACACCCCGATGGCATATGGGTAAGACAGACAAGCGGTAATTACTATAAGTTATTTTTTCTGTACATGGCAACATTAGCAGAATTTAAATATAGATATGGAAAAATACACGGTGCAAGTAAACCATCTTTATGGTTACAAAGATGCCCTCAAAATATTCCACATGGACAAGTAACAGAATTACCTCAATGTATGCCAGAGGATTGTAAAACAGAAAACGTTATTGATGCATATAAAAAATACTATATAAACTATAAAAATGAATTTGCAACATGGAAGAATAGGGAGGTTCCGATTTGGTATGACAAAGGATATAAAGAATTACGTAGTTGACGATCATCCTAGAATAACAAATTTTGATAATTTGACTAAGGAAGATTTAATTAAAGAGATAAAAAGATTAGAAAACATGAATAGATTTCATCAAGAAACAAATGGCGAACTAAGACAAAAAATATCTACTGTCAGAGAACTTAGAAAAGAGAATAGTGAATTAAGAGATAAATTAAAAAAACCTTTAGTCTTAAGCGAAGATATGGAAGTTAAATAATGCCAACATATATTATACGTGATACAAAGACAGAGGATTTATACGAAGAATTTTGTAGCTGGGATGAGTTAGAAAAGTTTTTAAAAGATAATCCTAGATACAAACAAATGCCAACACCTATAAACATTGTTGGTAGTGTGGGAGATAGAATCAAACAAGATGGTGGGATGAAAGAAGTTTTACAAAAAGTAGCTGAAAATCATCCTAACTCACCTCTTGCAGATAGATTTGGTTCTGGTGAATCACATGGTAAACTAAAAGCAAAAAGCATACTAAGGAAACGAGGACTTATAAAATGAGAGATACTATACTCAAAGCTTTCAAGTCACATGCTCAAGGTCATATCGATAAACATATTGCAAACGTAGAAGTATTGTTACAAAAACCTATGGGAATAGCAGAGCACCCAGACGTTATTGAAACAATAGAAAAAGAGGTCAGAATAATCGCTGATTATGATGATTTATTGCAAATGATTAATAAATACTTCGATAAGAGTGGTACTGAAAGTTATGTCAAAAAATAAAGATTTACAAATAACAGATATGCTCAAGATAAAACCTATTGGTGAAAACCAACAGGCAGTTTTTGATACTTGGGATAAAGACATGAACCAGTTTGTCTTTGGGGCAGCTGGAACAGGTAAAACTTTTATTCTTTTATATAAAGCATTTCAAGATGTTCTTAATATAAAATCAAAATACGATAAAGTAGTTGTGGTGCGATCACTTATTCCTACAAGGGAGATTGGATTCTTACCTGGTGACGAAGAGGATAAGTCAGCATTATATCAAATACCATATAGAAACATGGTTCAGTTTATGTTTCAACAACCAAACGAACAAGCTTTCAATATGTTATATGATAGATTGATTAATCAAGGTTCAATGTACTTTATGTCAACTTCATTTCTAAGAGGATTAACTTTTGATAACTCAATTATAATTGTTGATGAATGTCAAAATTTAAACTTCCATGAATTAGATACAATAATTACCAGAGTTGGTCAAAACTCTAAGATATGTTTTGCAGGTGATTTTTTTCAAACTGATTTACTCAAGACAAATGATAGAAATGGTTTACATGATTTTATGAGAATATTAGAAAATATGAAATCTTTTAATGTAACTGAATTTACAATAGCTGATATTGTACGTTCTGGTTTTATAAGAGAATATTTAATCGAAAAAACCAAACTTGGATTTGGAATGGAGTAATCATGGATATTGATAAATTAAGAGAACAATTAGAAATAGATGAAGGTGTAAAATACGAAATATATAAAGATCATTTAGGATACCCAACTTGTGGTATTGGACATTTAATTTTAGAGTCAGACCCAGAGCATGGCGAACCAGTAGGAACAGCTATATCAGAGGAAAGAGTAAAAGAATTATTTGATAAAGATTGTCAAGTTATGATAGATGAATGTAAGATTTTATACCCAGATTTTGACAATCTACCAGAAGAAGTACAACAAATAATAGCAAATATGATGTTTAACATGGGAAGACCAAGACTTTCTAAATTTAAAGGAATGAAAGCTGGTGTTGATAGTCAAGATTGGCAAAAGGCTGCAGACGAAATGGTAGACTCAGGTTGGTATCGACAAGTAACAAATAGAGCTCAACGATTAGTTGATAGAATGAGGACGGTAGGAATTGTTTAATCATGTACCTGTGACGTTGGCAGAATTGTCAACAGAAAATATTAATAAAAAAAGATATTACATAACACCAGAGGGAAATAAGTATCCCTCAATTACAACTGTTTTGTCAGTAAGAAACAAAAAAGGTTTGTTCGAATGGCGTAAACGGGTGGGTGAAGATGTCGCTAATTATATTTCTAGAACAGCTGCGTCAAGAGGTACTAAGGTTCACGGTATGTGCGAAGATTATCTTAATAATACGTTTGATATTGATAAAGCTAAAAAAGATTTTTTACCATATTGTTTGTTCCAACAGTTAAGCACAAAGGTTCTATGCAACATTGACAACATTAGAGCTCAAGAGTGTAGCTTGTATTCAGATAAATATAAATTAGCAGGTAGGGTTGATTGCATTGCTGAATACAACGGCATCTTGTCGGTGATTGATTTTAAGACGGCATCAAGAGAACGTAGCGATGAATACAATCAAAACTATTATATCCAAGCATCTGCCTACGCCGAAATGTTTGAAGAGCGAACTGCTCAATCAATCGACCAGATTGTTATTTTGGTCGTAACAGCGGACGGCGTAGTGCAAGAATTTATCAAAGACAAGAAGACTTATGTTCCGATGATAGAAGAAATCACTACTGAGTTCAATAAGGAAATAAGCCATGAAACAATTACTAATAATACTTAGTTTGGTTTTTGTTTTTGGCGTTAATGCAGTAGCAAATACACCAGATACAAAATCAACACAACCAGAAATGAAAATGTCACCAGAAGGTATGCTGGAAGACACAAGACCATTTATGATAACTAAACCACATCTATGTCAACAAGGCGATGCCTTTATTGATGTTCTAGAAAGAAAAGGCGAGTATAGAGCATTTATGGGGCAAGGACAATTGATGAAAGATGATGGTTCTAAAATTTATGTATGGGTGTTTACTGCTGTAAATATTACAACTCAAACGTTTACAATTTTTGAGTTTCATCCTAATTGGAATATGGCATGTGTATTAGCAATAGGACAAGGTTTTCAGATATTAGAAGGTGAGTTACCTGAAAATACATCTGTAAATGTAAGAAAGCTCTTGACATTATAACCCAAATGTGGTATAAATAAAATTGAGTTCGGTGACGCTTTGTAGAAATGCAGTTAGGACTAGGGTGCGATACCCTACACCTCCACCAAACCTAGATAACCTCGACTTAGGGGGTGAAATAGGTTTCGACTACTGACGAGTATCTTAGCTGAGGATTCACAACCATAGATGCAAACAATAATTTTGCATATGGAGAATACAGCCTAGCGGCTTAATTCTTCGGGGTTTGCCTGTACCTAGCAACAGAAACAGGCACTTAATTAATTAATAGTGAGAATATTATGAATCTAAAAGACAGTAAAACAGCAGAAAATCTAAAAGAAGCCTTTTCAGGCGAAAGTCAAGCAAACAGACGTTATCTTTATTTTGCACAAAAAGCAGATATAGAGGGAGCACCAGATGTGGCTCAAGTATTCCGAAGCACAGCAGAGGGAGAGACAGGTCATGCTCATGGTCATATGGAATATCTAGAAGAAGTAGGTGACCCAGCAACTGGTGAACCTATGGGCGAAACTAAACAAAACTTACAATCAGCTATAAAAGGTGAGACACACGAATATACTGATATGTATCCTGGCATGGCAAGAACTGCTAGAGACGAAGGTTTTGATGAAATCGCAGATTGGTTTGAAACATTAGCAAAAGCAGAAAAGTCTCATGCTGGCAAATTTCAGAGGACACTTGATGCTTACGAAGCTGACGCCTAAAAAGTTTTCTTTAGAAATAGAGAAGATATGTATTGAAAAGAATCTAAATCATTTAGATTCTGTTATGTACTATTGCGATATAAATAATATGGATGTGGAAACTGTAAGAAAGTTAATTACAAAAGCACTTAAACAAAAGATTGAGGCTGACGCATCCATACTAAAACTTATCAAGACAAAAGATAATGGGGTAGGTAAACTACCAATATAAAGGAGATATTATGGAAAGTAGAGAGTGGATGTTAGACAATGTTGGTAAACATTGGGATAATGCGACATTAAATTATGATTTAAAAAAATACGATTTGCCAGGTTGGGCACTAAGAACAATACAAGAAAAATTTCCACAAGTAAAAGAATTAGAAAAAATTCATGAAGTATTGACACCTACAGAGGTAGTCGATTTACAAATGTATGTTCAAAACGCTTGTTTACGTAAGGACTTCATGGAATTGTTTGAAGCTTTCTTAGCAGAGTATGCACCACCTAGAATAGATAATAAAAGATATATGATTCAAAGGCAAGGAACCCTTAGAGTAGTAATTCCTAATCAAGCTAAATCAGGTAGAAGATTAAATTTTCATCAAGGTGTATTTGTAGGAAACGGTAGAGGAATTAGAACCTTTTGGACTCCATTAACTTTGGCAACAAATACAGCTTCAGTTTGGTTTATAGATTGGAAAAAGAGTTGTGAGATTACAAAAAAAGTCATAGAGGAAAAATGGGATTTAGATAAATTTGAAAAAGTATGTCTTGATGCGGCATACCCTGTCGAACTCAAACCTGGGCAAAGTCATTTGTTTTGGCAAGAACATATGCACGGTAACATAAACAACGAAGAGGGATATACTAGAGTTGCGATAGACATGCGTATCTTACTCGAAGGTGAGGAACACGATAGAAGATATCCTGGTGGTTACTTTAGAGTGCCTGGTGATCATAGATCAGATGAAAATCATGATTATACAGGTAAACACTTCATTACTTACGAGGCATGGAATAGTAGATTTAGTAAAGGTCTTCCTAAGTATATGCAAAGAGCAACAATAGATGACTATTGTAAAAAATTTAACATAAAGTATTCTAGTTATGAGTTTGAAAACGAGTATCTTGATTGGCAACCTAATTTAGAACATTACATAAAAGAAGTAAAGCCAGATGGTATTGTGCTTTGTAGTATGTACAGTTTAACAGATAATGCAGAAAGACGTAATGAGTTACTAAATTTAGCATTAGAAAATAATGTAGAATTACATTTTGCTCAAGAGATATATTTTCTAAAAACTAAAGAAGACTTAAAACATATACAATACTGTATGGATTTTGCAGAACCTACAATGGGCAAGCATTCGTGGCAATAGATGCAGCTGATGTATATCTAACATATTGTGCAATCAAAGCTCACTTCTCTAAAAACAAATATGATTACCATAAGTTTGCTGGTAAGACTAAAATAAAGAGAGATAGTTTCTATAAAAGAAAAGATAGATTTTTCTTTGCAAGACTAGCCAGAAAACTAAAGACTAAAAAAGAGATAGAAGATTACTTTGTATCAAATTATATAATAGTCAAAGGTGGATGGGTAGGAAAGTTTGAAGATCAATATTATGCAGATTGGAAAAAAAGAACAGAATCACTTACATATACTTTTAAGAATGAGATAGAACCATATACAGATAGATTTGAAGAGTTATTTGAGTGGAAAGATACACACCCTTTATTATTAAGAGAGTATCTAGGTAAAAGAGTTTCATTAGAAACAATGATTATATTGGATGAATTAGTTCAATATCAAAAGAATTGGCAAGAAGACTTAATATGGACAGACATAAAAAATCTTATGGATTGCTATAAAAAGTTCTTGACAATAGACAAGGAAAAGTGTAGAATGACACTTATAACTTGTATAAATAATAATACAAATTAACATACGATAACATACGTTCACATAAGGAGACAATAAAATGTCATTAGAAAACATACGTAAAAATAATTCTCTAGATAAATTGCTAGGTGCAGTTCAAGAAGAGAATAAACCTCAAGAAAAAAAATCATATACAGACGAGAGATTGTGGAAACCAGAGTTAGATAAATCTGGCAATGGTTATGCTGTCCTAAGATTCTTACCAGCAGTTCATGGTGAAGAACTACCTTGGGCAAAAGTATATTCACATGCCTTTCAAGGTCCAACTGGTCAGTGGTATATTGAAAATTCATTAACTACTGTTAATCAGAAAGACCCAGTATCAGAGTATAATACTGCTTTGTGGAACACAGGTGCTGAATCTGATAAAGAGATCGCTAGAAAACAAAAGAGAAAGTTACAATACTACTCTAACGTCTATGTAGTGACAGACCCTAAAAATCCTCACAATGAAGGTAAAGTATTCTTATTCAGATATGGTAAGAAAATATATGATAAACTTTTGGCTGCAATGCAACCAGAGTTTCAAGATGAACAACCCGTAAATCCATTTGACCCATTTAGTGGCGCTAACTTTAAATTAAAGATTAGAAAGGTCGCTGGTTTTTGGAATTACGATACTTCAGATTTTGAATCATCTTCTAAACTATTTGAAGACGAGGCAAAAGTAGAGGCTGTATGTCAAAAAGCATATGCTCTAAAAGAGTTTACAGCTGCAGATAACTTTAAATCATATGACGAGTTGAAAACTAGACTTGACATTGTTTTAAGTGGTAAAACTGTGGTCGGTAATGTCGCAGAGGATATACAAAGTGAGACACCTGTAGAATCGAAAGAGGCTCCTATTACTAAGAGTCAAGACGATGATACGATGAATTACTTTGAAAAACTGGCAAATCAGTAGGAAAATCAAGGAAAAATTAACCCTTGACAATATCATCTATACCGTGTATATTTAATACAAATAACAGAGAAAGGCGAAATGATGATAAACTTTCTAAACAAACTGTTCTCAGTAGAGAACCAAAAAACGTCTAAAGGAGACTATATCATGGGTAGACAAGCACTAAGCAAAACTACAAAAATCAGAAACCTATTTAATACAGGTGCTGATGTAACGTGGAAATCTTTAAGAAACAAGTTCGATCTTAAATCTCCAGCTGCAATGGTTGGAAAATTAAGAAACGAAGGTATGATGATTTATGAAAATAGATCAGCAAAAGGTGTTTCTTACAGAGTTGGTACACCTTCTAAAGCGATTATCGCTGCAGGTATCAACAAAGTGTTCGGTAAGCAAGTAGCTTACAGCGCATAATTCAACTTGTAGATGTTGAACTCAAGAGGGGGCTTCGGCCCCCTTTTTTTATAGGATAATTAAAATAGCAAATGAAGTATATTGAGGCAACAGAAAAATATCCCTTTGGTGTTCGTAATTTTTACGAAGATGCCATGTTTGCAAAGATAACAAGACCTACTATTAATGGAGTAGAAGAGGTACCTTTACACGTAGATTTAGGTTTGACTACAATAGAAAAATCAAATACAAAACGAAATAAACTAAATCCAAAAATGACAAACTGGTACATGCATAAAGAAAGTGTATCATATGCTTGGATTGCAGAGAGAGCCTGTAAACTTGCTGAAGAGATTAGTAAAGAATTATCTAAAACAAAATTTGAGTGTCATGAAATGTGGGGTGTACACTATAAAGAAAAAACAAATGCTAAACCACATAGACATTGGTTATATCAATATGCATTTGGTTATTATATAAAAGTACCAGAGTATGCACCAATAGTTTTTCCTACAGCTAATTGTGAATACAATCCTAAACCTGGCGATCTAATAGTTTTTCCTGGTCATATAACTCATGAAGTTAAACCTGTAGATGGCGAAAGAATAATGGTTGCAGGTAATCTTAGAAATACTTTTTGGGATGTAGAAAGAAATCTACAAAATTCTGCTATAGTTGATATTAAAAAGCAGCCTCAAGAATAGGGTCGTTATCTGTTACTGTTTTACTTACAACTGTATTATTAGTTTGTGAATTATTATTTGACTTAGCATCAACAACTTGTATCACAGCTGGTTGCGTTTGAGTAGAACCTGAAGCGTTAGCTGCCATTTCACCATTTAATTGTTGAGAAGTACCATTAACACGTTCCATGGCAGCTATCATTTCTTTAGCACCTGGACCTTGTATGAATGCTGAACCTGAGGATGTAGTTACTGTTTTTACTGTTCCGCCCTCTTTAGCTTCAGCTGCGATTTGTTCTGCGATCTGAG